GACAGATGCACCGCACCTTCGATCACCACCTTGATGTCCATCTGACAATTCGGGTCAGTGGTCGCGGCGGTGTATTCCCACAGCCGCTTGCCCCAATTGGCCCGATCAGCGATCAGGTCCTTGGTGCCGGCCGTGGAAGCGACGATGCCGGTATTCAGGCCCGTTGCCGATGCGGTGAAGTCGGTGCGCGACGTGGTATTGTAGATACCGATGCCGAGCGCAGCGGTCGTTGCGCCGAGTGCGTCATGCGAGATCTTCGAAGAACCGAAGATGCGGGCGCAGGACGGAAGCCGAGCGACTAGATACGTGGACGTTGCGGAATCCGCAGCGCTCGTCTCCAGCGTTTCGACCCACTTGCGAACTCGACCGCCACCCTCGCCGGGATCGGCAAGGACAGGCGGCGAGAGCGTCAGGCCCGCCATGATGCGGGCACCGTAGGAAGTTACGACAGCCATGGTTTTTCTCCTTTCACGGCTTAAACGTCAGTGGTGGGCGAGGCGCCCGGATCGCACTCGATGTAGCCGACACGCTTCTCTTCCATGCGGGTCGAGCCGATGGTCATCGACGCGTAGACCTGCGTGGCGTAGCTCTTGTCGTCACGTTCCGAGATGCGGGCCGTGATGTCCTGGCCGGTTGCGAGCAGCATGCCCGAGCGGGTCCAGAACGGCACCTTGTCGTCACTGTTGCTGTCGACGCCGATGCGATTGCACGGAATGAGCGTGCAGCCGCCAACATGGCTGATCTTGCCGCTGATCAGCGGAAGGGCCGCGTTGTAGTCGCCGGACACGACACGCTCGTCCTTGAGGAGGGACGAAATCTGACGGGCGTTGACGACCACGAAGACCTCTTCGTCGGGGTCCACGTCGTTTGCGCCGAGCAGCTTGCGTGCTTCGATCAGCTTGGCGAGGTTCAGGCCGGTGTCTGCCGCCGAGACGGAAGGCCACACAGTCTGCACATCGACAATCATCGCCGTGTCGAAGGCTGTCGAAGTCGAGCCGTCCACGCCGGTATAGGCAGTGCCGTCGACGGCCGCGAGGATCACGTCATCGATGGAACGGCCAAGCGCCCACATGGCAGCCATGGAGTAGTCCGAGGCCGGGTCGATCAGCATGCGGATACGGTCCTGATCATCGATCAGATCCGCCCAATCATAGTCGCTGAGCGAGACGCGGCGCCTGGAGTGCGGGGTATCCATGCGCGGCGTGTCGGCATGGCGTGAGGTACGCTGCTGAGCGGCAACGGAGCCGATCTGCTCGAAGAACGCATTCTTGCCCGTGACGGCCTCGATGCGAACCGACGAGCGGAGCTTCGAACCCTTCTGCTGGACAAGGTGATAGACGTTTGCCTTGTACTGTTCGACAAACGCCGTCGTGATCTGAACGGACATGAGTCCAATCCTTTCAAAACGGTTGAATTTTCAGGGGTTTGTTTGTCGGTCAGTTGTCCGGCTGGGCCGGGCTAGCCTTCGTCTTAACGTCTCGATGCGACGGCCTGCTTTCAGGCGGTCTTGCGGGGCCTTATGGCTTATCCGCGATCTTCCTTGGCCTGCCGGGGCCGCGCTTGGCCTCGGCAGTTTCGGTCACGAATGCGAGGAATACTCGCGCTCGTTCCACGATCTTGTTGCCATCAGGATCAAGCACGCCATCAGGACGCGCCAGTTTCAGGCATTCCAGCCTGATCTCCTGATCGGTCATGCCGCCCTTTCAGGGAAGCGGCGAGCAAATAGTGCCTCGCGTTCTTTCACGCGCTGGGCATGCTCGGGATGCGAGCGATCAAACAGCGCCGCATTGTGCTTGGCCGTATGGTCCGCGATCTGCGCATCAAGATCGGCAGGGGCAGCCTGTAGCTGGTTGACGGCGCCGACCAGTTCCTTTTCGCCGGCCATCTTCACGCCGAGCTTGTACATGTCCTTGATGATGGCCGGATGATTGGCTACACCCGCAACATCGAGCGCGGCGATCGTCTCGGGCGAGAGAAACATATTGATCGCAGCGCCGGCCATCTTGCCGCGCTGTTCGAATGCATGGCCCCATTCTGCCTTCAGTGCCGTCTCGCCCTGCGCGATGGCCTGCTGCTTCTGCGCTTCAGCCTGCTTGACTGAATCGACGCTGGATAATGCACCCTTGGCAGCAACAGCCATCAGTCCTTCACGTACCGCTGCCGCCTGCTGTTTGTTGAGGCTGGCGCCGTGCAGGATGCCTGCGATCTCTGCGTCCAGTTCGGGATTGTACACCACGCCCTCGGGGATCGTGGCGGGCTTTGTAAAGCCATAGTCTTCCGGCTTCTCGACTGCACCGGCTGCCTTGTAGAAGGCTTTCCAACCCTCCGTGTCGCCTTCCTTTGGCACAACAACCTTGTCTGCACCCAGCATCTTCTCCAGGTTCAGGTAGGACTTGGCGACGGCTTCCTTCGATGTGAACTTTGCCAGTGACGGATTCTCGCGAATGTCGTCCGGCAGATCAGAACGCCAGTCCGCAGGTGCGGGAGCCGGCGGTGGGGTGGGAGCCGTGGCGATTGGTGCTGGCGGCGGTGCATTCACGTTATCCGCTGGTGCGGGCGTGCTTTGATCACTCAAGAGTTTCTCCTTCTGCCCATGAGGCTATCCTACGCAGTTCCGACACACGGAACGCTTCAGGCTTGTTGACCAGAAGCGCCACGATCTCATTGCCAACCGAGCGTTGGCCTTCGTTGAATTTCCACACGCTGTCGTTTCCATCGCGCGGCATGGAATCGCTGAGGATGTGCGTGAAATCGAGGAAGTACCCAAGGAAGCGTTCGCCTTCTGGAGTGCCCGAAATGAACCGGGCATCCCGCGCGATCTGCTCACGGTCCCACGTCATGCGCGGCCCACCTGACCGGCTTCCGCAAACGCCTTGGCGCCCTGTCCTGCCTTGGCAAAGGCATCGGCTGCCATCGCGGCAGGCGGGATCATGTTTGCCATCTGCGTCTGCTTTTGCTTGGCCGCGTATTCCTCGTCATCAAGGATTAGCTCAGGATCGGCGCCAACGCGGTCAAACAGCCATTGCAGGAAGTCCTCGCCATTGAAGCGCGCAAGTGTTGGGCTGCCGCTGTCCACCGCTGCCGCAACCTGCCCTGCCATCGCCAGCGCATTCATCACCGTGTCCACCTTGGCGGCGCGCTGCGCCAATGCCATCGGGGAAATGTACTCCACACGGAATGGCTTGCCGTCCAGTTCGGGCGGTTGGGGCGGAAGCATCTCCTTGCGGGCCATGATGCCGAAGACGCGAGTGATGATGACGCCCAAGAGTTCCGCCGTCATGCGGCCCATCACCGGGCCAAGCAGCCGCATGGCCTGTTCGATAATCTTGGAATACTCGTAGGCAGTCAGCTGCTTTTCGATCGCCGGCTGCATGATGTCGGCGTAGAAGGTCTTGAGAATCTGATCGCGCAAGTCCTGCATCATCTCAAGGCTGATCGGGATATTCGCCCCGGTCTGCAATGGAACGATGATGCGCTTTTCGTCGCGATAGAAGTTCAGGCCACCAGGTACCGTGCGGACAGGCGAGAACTGAGATTCGTCAGGCACCATCAGCGGCGGGTCGACAATCTTCTGCGCCGCCTTGATGGTGGTCTTCTTCATCTCCTGGAGCATCTTCACATCAGGAAGCGCGTCCATTGCCGGAGAGCGACCGTATTTCTCGCCAGCCACCTTGTACCAGCGTGGCACGGCATAGGGGAATTCCTCGAAGCCGTCCTCTTTCAGCTTATGCTTTGCGCCCTTCTCGATGTAGATCGAGGCAAACGGCATGTTGTCCGGCGTGATCTTGTCCTTGTCGCGGTCTGTTCGCGGCATGACGGCGTGAAGGATCACCACCTTGTCATCGAGTTTGTCGTCGGAGAACTTCTTGCGCGTGTCCTCGGATGGGTCCCATTGTTCCATCTGCATGACCTGGCGCACGGTCATCTTGAAACAGCGAAACAGCGTGTCGACCACGCCCTCGGAATTTTCGTCAATCACGCATTCGCCAAGAAACCGTGTCTGGAACAGGATGCTCTCGCCATCCTTGGTTTCGCCAATGAACATGATGGCAGTGCCGAACGCAGCATAGTCCAGATACATTTCGTCCAGGTGCGTGGTGATGGACGACTGAGGCGAATGCATCTGCGCGTAGATGATATCTTCGACCTTGCCCAGCCATTCGCGAACCGCATCGTTCTTGTTCAGATCGTCATCCGTGGTCTTCAGCGAAAACCAGCGCGAGGCGGGATTGGAGACGAAACCATGCAGGCCGGCTGCCAAGAGCCCAAGGCCACGCATGCCGGTTGAATCGAGTATCTTGTTGTTGCGCTTGTCGCCCGCCGTGCGTTCGGTGTTGAAGTCCGCCCGCCGCGGGAAGATGTATTCGGCAACCTCCTGCCAATGGCTCTCGAAAGTGCCCCTGTCGGCCTTCAGGCTATCGAAGCGGCGGCAGAGTGCCTGGTAATCCATGCTCAGGCGCCCAGCTTCGTTTTCATGCTGCTGTTCTGGACATCGCTGTCACGCAGCTTGGCAAGGATGTTGCCCGATGCGCTCGTGCGATTGGCGTTCAGCCGCTGTTGTTCGATAGCCGCAAGCGTGGCATCCCTTGGATTTGGCGTAGGTGGCGCGGGCTTGGGGTCAGGAATCTTGGCAAAGCACATGAGAGAAACCCTTGCGTTGCAACGCTTTGTGATTGATCGAGAACAGCCAAAGGCTTAGAATCCCTCGGCTTTCACCGGAGGTTTTCAACAATGGTCTTCACAACGATTGCGCTGAATGAGTACGGCGAGGTCGCTTTCGCCTTGACTGCCTATGACACAGGACCGGACAGCGATTTTGTCCACCACTCTTACCGGCTCTCAAAGGCTCGCATTCTGATCAAAGATGAGAACGAGCGGCGACTAATCCTCGACGCGCTTTTGGGGTTAGTGGCTGCGGCTGAAACGGCTGAAACGCTTGACCAAACCAATCAACGCTGGACTGACTCGCCAGATTCTTTCCATGAAAACATGATGTAGTCAGAGCCGTCGCGGCCATACCCACGCAGCAGCCCGTCTGCCTCGGCGCCCATGCGGGTCAGCCAGCGGTGCGCCTCGTGATGATCGATCCGGCTTTCACATTGCAGACGGTGTGCATTGCACTGTCTCAGATGAGGGTGCATCGTGAATTTGGCCCATGAGGTCATGGACAGCACGCCATGGCGCCAGTCGTCGGTTCCGAACGAAAAGGCTGACCAGACACCTGACCACATCGGAAAGACCCCGATGATGCCGCACGGCCTGCCCTTGTGTTCCGCTATTGCCGCCTTGCCGTAGCTGGCGAGTGTCGCAACCTCATAGGCCAAGAGCGTTGGGCTATCATGATTGCGCAGCCCAAAAATCTCCGCTCTGTCGATCTCGCGCATGTTGAGGGTCAGATACTCAATTGCAGCAAGGGAGACGGGGATCAAAACGGATCGTAGTCCATGCCGGCGACAGCCTGTCGGTTCATCCGCTTGGTTGTCTCGGCTATGTTGAAGATGTCATAATCACCAGTGGCGACAGCCTGCGGTGTATCCCCGCGCGTTGCCCTGTCCGCAATCAGGTTCGGGAACAATTCGGTAATGCCCCACACCAGCGCATCAACGCGATCGGGGGAATAGCCTTCCGCGTTCCTGTCGAAGTCAGCCGTGAAGACGCACATCTGGTCTTCGAGTTCGCCGAAGTCACCAACATGCCGGATGCGATTGCGGGCATAGAGCGCAGCCACCGGCTCGGCCCGGATGTACTTGCCCCGGCTTGCCTTGACCAGCCTGACTGGCATGTCAGGGTTTTGGGCATGGATGACGGAACTGACCATCTCCCCGCCCTGGTTGGCCTCCGCTACGATCAGGTCCGCCTTGTAGTAGTGGAACAGATGGATGGCAGAGCGTGCCCACTCATCGGGCTTGAAACGGCCGGAACCGTCTGCAAGAACGTATCCCTGCCCTTCGGCGTCGACAGCCGCGACAATGATGCCAGTCTCGTCAGATCCCGTGTTGCTTGATATCGCCGGATCGATCGAAACCACGATGCGGCGGAACTGAGGAAGGTCCGTTTCGTTGTGAACGTAGAGCCTTGCGTTGTCGATGACCGAGCGCGTCCACAGCGCATCGGCGGAATCGCCAGAATACTTGCCCTCGAAGAACCGAGCGCGCTTGGCCTTGGGCATGAGCTTGAGGCCAGCCACATAGGCAGGGTCAAGGTTCTCCTCGTTGTCCTGCGGATTGGCTACGCCCCACACATAGTCATCACGAGGAAGCGGACGCTTCTCCAAGGGTTCGATGCCCTGGACGAACATCTTGTAGGTCCAATGGCTCTGCGTCGTCGGGTTTAGATCGATGTACGTCTTCTGCGGAAGATACTCGCCCTCGCCCGCCGTCACCTTGACCTTTTGCGCAAGACGGGACGAAAGCGTGGTGTGAGCATCGTAGCTGATCTCCGACGCCTCGTTCTCATAGATCGTCACGAACTCCTTGCCGAGAACCTTGTCGACGCGGTCCTTGTCATCAAGGCCCGATAGCCAGATCTCCGAGCCATTCGGGAGCAGGAAATACCCGTCCTGATCGTTCCACTTGTAGGCTGCCTCGGGATAGGCAAGCTGCATCACCTTTGGAAACGTGTCCTTGCCGACCGCCTGCTTCACCGCAACGTTGGTCTTGCGAAAGATGCCGTGCCTTGAACCATCAGCGCGCAATGCCCTCGTGGCAATCGCGTAGCACAGCAGGAATGTCTTGCCTGAGCGCGATCCTCCATAAAGCAGGATGTTGCG